CAGGTTCAACCAATCAGCCACCATTGGCGTTTCAATATCAAATACAATTTCCATCGTGTTCTCCTTTCAAGAGATTCTAGGATCCTAGAACAAGTCTTCTTTAGTGATGCCCTGCTTTGCCCAAGCCGCAGCAATCTTCTTTAGTGCTATGTCGTGCATCTGTCGTACCTGTGCGGCTGTAACAGGTTCGTCAGGATACTTTGCATTCAATGCTTTTGCAAGTGTCTCCCAAGAGTCGGGCTCTGCTGTTGTGGACATATTGCGGTAAATAGTGGGACGAGTTTCATAGCCGTACCTGATTACCGTGGATACCAACTGTGGGCTGACGCCATACTGCTTGGCTATGTCCACCTTTCGCATGGAAGTCTTGCCAAGGTCTTGAATTTCGTTTACTTGTCGGTTAGTTAGTTTGCGCGGTTGCATGGTTCTCCTTTAAATATCGTCGTTCATATCCATTGCAATCTCGTGCAATCGTCCTGATTCTTTGAAGTACCGCAGCATTCCGGAGAGTCCTGTGTCTCCCGTGAATCTGTTCTTAAGCACACGAACAATCAGTTCATTCGGTGCTTCGCCTTGCTGATTGCGTTCCAAACCAATAACAGCATCGGCTAACTGAGCAATAGAGTGAGAGCCGCGTAGTTGGGCTAGGGAGGTCGTAACACCCTCTTCATGCCCACGGTCTCCATCAGGACGGCGTAGATGCGACACCACGAACATGGCTGCCTGAGTCTCTTCTACGAGGCTACGCAGCGAGGTCATCGCGTTGTCGATCAGGCGCCGTTCATCTCCATCACCAAGTCCGGACACAACAATGGACAAGTGATCTAGGAAGATGTAATCACAGCCGCACGACTTGATCATGTAACGAATACGAGCAAGAAGGTTTTCGGGATTCACAGAGCCGAAGTGATCAAGCAGCACCACCTTGGCTACCGTTGCATCAAACGCTTCGCGCTTCTGCTCCGATGAAATACCACGCTCTTCCCAAAAGTAAGGAGGTGTATTCATATGGATACCCATGAGGTTGCGCCCTGTGCGCTTCACATTCTCCTCCAACATGAGCAGCCCAACCTTCTTACCTGAGCGAATTAAGTGGCAAACCATCTCACGACAGACAGAGGACTTGCCGATGCCTGTACCTGAGGTGATGACTACTAGTTCACCCTTACGGATTCCAAGTAACTTATCGTTGAGTGCAGCCCACGGATAAGAAGTCGATTCATTTTTTATCGTCTTCATTAACAGTATCCCACAGATCCGAACCGAGAACAACGCCATCCGGACGATAGGCTTTAGCGCCATAGACCGCATCGATTACTCTCTTTCCCTCACCCGCCATGTGGGCTTCGTTGGCATCCTTGAAACCTACGATGGTTCCAATCTTTGCTTTGCCCGGTGTAAGCAGCATGGCACACTCACGGGCTGCCTTGCGTCCGGGCTCATCATCGTCAAACATGATCACTACTGATTCAAATTTTTCTAGCCATTCCAAGTTAGATTGGAAAGACTTGAGCGCACCTGTAGCACCTGTAGGTACAGAGCAGACTGCCCACTTGTTGCCGAAGAGTTGACCAACAGTAAGAGCATCAACCTCACCCTCAGTCACGGTGACCATGCGCCCACCATCGCGCCACAGGTGCATACCGTACAGCGGCAGCGACTTCGTATCGCCTAGCATTACAAAATCTTTAGAGGGGAAGCGTAACTTCTGTGCAACAACGGAGCCATCCTTGATGTACTGAGCAACCTGCACAGTTTGTCCGTTGTATTCACCCATACCGTAGCCCCAAAAGCGGCAGGTATCTTCGGTGATTCCGCGCTTCTTGAGCGGAGCCGTTACTACATCAATCAAAGTAGTATTGGTCTTGGTAACTTCGGCTAAGGGTTCGCCCTTGCCTGTCTCGTAATACTTACAGCCGAAGCAGTAAGCGTGTCCGTCTGTGTACCTAGCGAGGTTGTCCTTGCTCCCACATTGGGGGCATGACTCATGCTGTAGGAACTCCGATTCGTTGGGGTTCGTCATAGTGTTCTTTCCATTCGATTTCGATTCGAGGGTTTGTGCTGTAGCACTTTCGGGCTTCAAGCGTCATAATCTGTCGATCATCTAGCCACGCCCACTCATTGAGCGAATCTAGAATCGACTTCACATGGTTATCAATGTCACCTAGCGGGAACAGGCTTGTGATCTTCTTCGGGGAACGACAGAAGAAAGTCACCTTTACCTTGAGTGGTCCTGCAAGGGGGCAGCCCTTGGGCTTTTTAATTGCACCAAGGGCTGCCTTCGCTTCTTTTCTGTAGTTCTCATAGGTCTTACCGTAGTAGGCAAAGCCCTTCCTAGATATGCGAGGACGGCTTGCCGGAGTAGGTTCAACCCAAAGAACTAGTTTCAAAAGTCGGACTCATCTTCCGTTGTGGCAGCCTTAGGCGCTTCGGTCTGCTTGGTGAATCCGTCTGTAGCCTTGAAGCCATAGGCATCAAAGTTATCGCCGGGAGTGTACTCACGCAGTTCGCAGATCTGTACCGCCTTCATGCGAAGAGAGATACCTGCGCCAACCATTGCCGTGAAGTATGGAACAACCTCAAATGCAACCTTGATCTGTGAACCCGAACCAATGTTCGGAGCAGTCTCAAGCGCAGTACCCTGAGCGTCAAAGAGGACAGGCTTCTGAGCCCACGACTTCTCCGCGTTTCCTGCCTTCGCCTTCAACTTAAACTTAATCCGAATCAGGCTATCGTCCGTCTCCTTGATTGGCAAACCGGAGCGCTTCAACTTCTTGCCGCCCTTCTCCTTGCAGGTCTCCGCATAAGCCGTGTCAGCAGCCTTGGTGAGATCAGCAATGAAGGCAGCAGCAGTCTTGTCCTTCGGGTTCAACTCCAACTCCACGCTGTACACCCCATCAGCATCGAACTTGGTATCCGGCGCGTTCAAGCGGGGATAGACTGCGGTACCGAGCGGGGAGGTGATGCGGGCAAACTTCTTACTCATAGCGTTCTCTTTCTTTTCTAGGATCCTAGAAACTACTAGTTGAAATAGTAGTCGGAATCCTTGACCTTTGATATGTCCAAAGAACCGTACTTTGGCACTTCGGGTATTGTACAGGAAGAAGGCAGATATGTCAATAGCCCCTGACGGAACTCCTCAAGCAGGTCTCTTGAGAAGATGTCAACAGTTGCTTGTCTCACGCACGAAGCAGTAGTCAAGTAGTCAGCCGAAAGGCACAAGATTTGATCGTGTACTGCGCCAAGGTTCTGAATGCCGTTTGCTGCACACATATTAATCGTATGTCCTAGCAGTCCACCGAAGCCGTCCAACGAATGGATATAGTTAGCAGGACCGCCATTAAGTGCTTTGCGTTTGCTTTGTAGTCCGTTGTCTTGGCGCAGCGATAGCACCTTAGCCTTGGCACCGATGCGAGTAGATACGGTAATGGTGTCGTAGTTTTCATAGCGCATACGCACAGGGAAGCCGATGGGGGTCATCCAATGAGGCGTCACATCGTTATCAATAAGCACACTAATACAACCACGAATGAAATCCATTCCACGCTTGGCAGAGCCAACAACATCATCGATAGATTCCCAAATTATTTTGCCTAGAAAAGCAATCGGCTTGTAGGTCTCAAGTCCAAATGGATTCTCACCCGTCTTACGCATCTTGTCTTCAAGCCATTCACGTGTGTAGTTGATACATGAATGCATTGTCAGACCATAGGGCAGGGTCATTGTCTGACGCTTGGTTGTGTTGCGGTCGATACCAAAGCGAAGCAGCAGGGGAGCCATTGGATCTTCAGACTTCTTCAGGCGTTCAATGACTGCTTCAGCCACGAATCTGTACGGATCAGAAGGACAGTCAGAAGGCAGGACATTGGTTGCTAGGGCTGCAACAGGATCACGCAACAACATGGAATAGATCTGTAAACCCTGAGTAGTAGCATCCATTGAGATGGGTAGGCGGCTTACAAAGCCTTTGCCATGCTGCCACAAGCCATTAAGTTCACGACAGGCAGCAGCAAACGCGAACGGTTCGTCTGCCTTGAGCCACAAGCGATTAGCCCAAGGGTCTCGTGCGATTTGCTCAATGGTTGCCCTGTTGCCCTCGACCCACGCTACTCTTTTCTGAAGAGGTTCTTTGTCGAGACCGAACTTATTAGCAACCTGAATGTATAGGGGAAACTGATCAGCATCACTATGTAGGGGTTTACCGTTTGCAAAACGAAGCATAGACTTAGCATATGAAACACCCTGTGGTTGCAGGAAGAGGGGCAGGGGATATCCGCGTCCACGAAAGTCTAATTGATGTGGGAACCACAGGGACTTGAAGTCCTTCATCTTGTCCCCGATGAACAAGGCTTTCAAGGTCAGTAGTCGCTGTGACTCGTACGATTCATTTAGGAAGTGAACCTTAGCCGCAGCCTTGCGCCATTGCCTTCGTGCATCATCGTTGGTGTTGATATCCGTTGGCTTAGTAGGCAGTTGCTCATCGATTGAAGGAGGCAGACCGTCAAGTGAGATGCCTTCTTTCCAACAATCTTTAACCAACTCAAGCGTGATTGGATCGATAG